AAGTTACCATATGGGGAGATGGTTCAGCATCCAGAGAGTTTCTGTACGCTGGGGATTGTTCTACTGCGATTGCACTAGCGCTAGAACATTATGATTCTGGGGAGCCCGTCAATATAGGCACGGGCGTAGAAATCACCATCAAAGATCTGGTGACCAAAATAGCGAATATGGTGGGATTTAGTGGCCATATTATCTACGACAAGTCTAAACCTAACGGTCAACCGCGTCGTTGCCTAGACACAACCCGCGCCTTGGATAGATTCGGCTTTAAAGCTGAAGTTTCGCTCGATGAAGGATTACAAAAAACTTATAACTGGTATTTAAAAAATGTCACAAACTAAAAAAATATTACTTACAGGAGTAACAGGCCAAGACGGAAGCCACATGGCCGATTACCTTCTCCAAAATACCTCTCACACAGTTATCGGTGGAGTAAGGAGGCTAAGTGTCAAAAATCACAAGAACATAGAGCACCTCTTAACCAATCCTCGCTTTTTTCTGATTGATTTGGATGTCACCGACATTCAAAACATAGATCGGGTAATCGAAGAGGAAAAGCCCGACTATTTTATTAATTTTGCCGCCAATTCCTTTGTGGGTTGCAGTTGGGACATGGCTCACAATCACATGCAAACGAATTGTATGGCGGTATTACATCAATTAGAGGCGATTCGACGCCATCACCCAAAGTGTCGTTATTACAACGCAGGAAGTTCTGAGGAGTTCGGGGATGTAATTGTAGCCCCACAGAGCGAAGAGCATCCGCTACGCCCCAGAAGCCCATACGGGGCCTCCAAATGTGCTGCTAGACATCTGGTTAAGGTTTACCGTGATTCGTATAACCTTTACGCAGTTCAGGGCTGGCTCTTTAACCATGAGGGGGTGCGCCGAGGAGAAGAATTTGTTACTCGTAAAATCACAAAACACGTAGCTCGTATTTTTATGCAGCTTCAGAGGAGAGCGGAGGTGACCCCCCTTCAATTAGGCAACTTGGACTCCAAGAGGGACTGGAGCGATGCAGAGGATTTCGTGGATGGCGTATGGAAAATGCTCAATCAGGACACACCTCAAGACTATGTGCTTTCTTCTGACGAGACTCACACCATCAGGGAGTTTGTGGAAGAAGCTTTTAACTTCGCGGGATTCCACCGAGGCCAATGCAGTTGGCAAGGTGAAGGCTTGGATGAAAAATACTTTCATGGTGATGATTGTCTTGTGGAAATTAATAAAGATTTTTATCGCCCCGCAGAAGTAGATTTACTGCTTGGGGACTCAACCAAAGCTCGCAAGAACTTAGGCTGGAAGCCTAAATCTAATTTTTTACAACTTGTTAAAAAAATGGTTGACGCCGACTTAAAAGCTGCTATTAGTTCATAGTGGCAAAGTCTAAAGGTCCGAATAAGAGAGAGATTATTTTTCGTTTATTGGAGGTTCCCGATAAAGCTAGGCGTCCCTTTTTCGCTCGGGAAATGAAAATGCTCAATGACCTGTGCGAGCGATATTCGCTAGAGTTTATGGATATAGTAGACTTTGGCAAAAAGTTTGACTCTTTAGCTTACCTTGTGAGTGATAAATTAAAGGAAACGCTAGATCAGAAATTTCGAGCGTTTAATTTTAGGGTTGATTTATCCAAGTATGAGGTTTATGATATTGGAAAAAAGGTCGGGGAAGACAAGGTTGTCTCCCCAAAAAGAAAAACAGTAAGAGATTTTTTAGATGAGTAGCGAAATAAAACCCGAGAGCATTTTGAGTAATTATTTGAAGGCAAATAAGGACGATCATTATAATTTTGAAGACACTGTGGAATACAAGGTTTCCAGCGGTTCATTACAGCTAGATTTATACTTGGCGGGGGGATTTGGACCTGGGCTGCATCGTTTTACAGGTGTCAACGAGGGTGGCAAAACTTCAGAATCATTGCAGGTCATGAGAAATTTTCTTGGGAGCATTGATAAGTCTAGGGGTTTATACATCAAAGCCGAGGGAAGGCTTGGGCCAGAGGTTCAAAGAAGATCGGGGGTCAAGTTTGTTTTTTCTCCCGAGGAGTGGGTAGATGGAACTTGCTTTGTTTTTGAAAGCAATATATACGAAACCGCCATGGGTTTAATCAGGCAACTCATTACCAATAATGACGAGAAGATTAAATATTGTTTTATATTGGATTCTGTGGATGGTTTAATTCGTAAAGACGATTTAGGTAAGAATTTTGACGAGAGCAGCAAGGTTGCTGGAGGAGCAGTTATCGCATCTGATTTCTGTAAAAAGACCAGCACCGCATTGGGAAAGCGTGGCCACATGGCTATTTTTATCAGTCAGGTTCGTGCTGATATCAAGTTAGACCCCTATGCAAAAGCTCCCGTGAGGCAAACTACCGCTACTGGTGGGAATGCGTTGCTGCATTTCGCCAACAACATTATGGAGTTTGAGCCTCGATTTAAGGGGGACTTAATTTTGCAAAATCCAACCGTTAAGACTATGGACCCCAAAAAGAATCCCATCATTGGTCACCATGCGAAAGTAACCATTAAAAAGTCAGCCCATGAAAACACCAATACAACAATCTCTTATCCCATTCGCTATGGTCGTAGCGATGGCACATCAATTTGGGTTGAAAAGGAGGTAATAGACCTTTTATATGCGTGGGAGTTTGTAGAAAAAAAGGGGGCTTGGATAAAGCCCAGCGAGGACTTCAAGGAGCTTTTAAAGTCCAAAGACTTGGAATTTCCCGAGAAAATTCAAGGAGACAATAAGCTTTTCAAAACGGTTGAGGAAGACAAGAAGCTGTGTAAGTTCTTGATAGATTATTTTAAAGAGCAGATTCAGGTATGAAGTTCATTGATGGGTATGGTAAAGTCAGAAATTTAAAGAATGCCAAGAAATATCTTATCGATTGGAAGAAGCCAAGTCGCAGTAAATTTCAAACTCAAGTAAAGAAATTTCTATATCCTTACTGGAAGAATGATATCGTTTTTGAGGAGTTCAGAGTGGTGGGAAGTCGGCTCACCCTTGACTTTTATAATGCGAACAAAAAAATAGCAGTCGAGGTTCAGGGGGCGCAACACACCAAGTTTGTGAAGTTCTTTCATAAGAATCGATTAAAATATTCCGATCAATTGAAAAGAGATCAAAAAAAGTTTGACTTCTGTAGAGCCAACAGTATAAAGTTGGCAGAGGTTTACCCCAACGATACAATCACAGCATCTTTATTCAACGATCAAGAAATATATTTATGAACCTAGAAGAGCAGGAGGAGAACGAGTTTTCGTTGCCGACAGAAATGGTGGATAATCTTTATGAGCTATCTGGGGGTTCTGATCGCTACAAAGGCGTAATTATAGCGGTTTCTTCTGAAAACGGAAAGCCGCTCGTTTACTCAAAATTTGATTGCGGTATGACAGAGTTAGCCTTAGTTAAAACCTTAGAGGATTATTTAAGAAACATGCAAGAAGAGAGGGGCACTGAATCCCAATGATTTATAATCTTGAGTTAGAAAAACAACTATTGGCAGGTTTACTCAAAGACCCCGAGGGTTTTGCAGAAATCTCCAACTTCATTAATACCTCGGATTTTTACTCTGAGCATAGTCCGCTTAATTCTACTATTTTTCGCATAATTGAACAGGCGACAAGTGCAGGGGACGAGGTAGACGAAATCATTATAGCGCAAAGAGTAAATGAGGTTGGACTTTCCTTCGAAGACAATCTAAACCCTTCCGATTACATTAAGTCGCTAACACTAAGAAAGGTTCCTGTTGGTAATACTTTAAAAACCGCCAAGGAACTTAAGAAGTATTCCATCAGGCGCGAAATTTTAAGCTCTTCTCAGGACATCGCCAAGAAGATGAAAAGCATCACCCCTGATGCCTCCTATCGAAGTATTATCGAGGCTGCGGATTCAATTTACAATTCGCGCATAAATCTATACGAGCTTGGCAATGACACTCCCGAAAATATCTATGAAGATATGGAGGCGATAATTGAGGAGAGGGGAAATAATCCGCTTACTGAATTTGGAATGATGGGGCCTCACCCCAAGGTTAATGAAATTTACGGATCTCTTTTACGAGCGGGGAATATCACGGTAATAGTGGCGCGATCAGGAGTTGGAAAAACAAACTTCTGCATGGATTATACCACAAAAGTCAGTCTGAAATACGATGTGCCCATTTTGCATTTTGACAATGGGGAAATGAGCAAAGAGGAGCTTATAATGAGGCAGTGTGCCGCATTATCGGGAGTGCCAATGCACCTTCTCGAAAGCGGCAAGTGGCGACAGGCAGGACAGGAAGTGGTAAATAAAGTTAGGAGCGTGTGGGGCAAAATAAAAGACTTAAAATTCTACTATTATAATGTCGGAGGAATGGATGTGGACTCAATGGTTAACACCTTGAAAAGATTCTACTACTCCAAAGTTGGGCGTGGAAACAAGATGGTTTTTTCTTTTGATTATATCAAAACCACTTCCGAAAACGTGGCCAACAAATCTGAATGGCAGGTTGTGGGAGAAATGGTGGATAAGTTTAAGAAATGCGTTCAAAAGGAAATTCTGTGGGATGGAGAACCCATCATTCCCATGATCACTTCGGTGCAGTCCAATCGGTATGGAATTACCAACAACCGCACTGCTCAGACAATTGTTGATGACGAATCAATTGTATCCCTTTCTGACCGCATTACGCAGTTTTGTTCACATATGTTTATCCTGCGTAACAAGACCGCTGATGAAATAGAGGCCGAAGGACAGCGCTTTGGCACTCATAAGCTTATTAACGTAAAGTCCCGCCATCTGGGTGATGATGTAGCTGGAGCCATAGAACCTGTTAGAGTGGGGGATGCTCTCCGCAAAAATGCCATAAATTTGAATTTTAATAATTTTAATATAGAGGAGCGTGGGGATTTGCGAGATGTAGCTCGCATATTAAACGGAGAGGAGGATTTAGATACCGATGGAAGCGAAGAGACCATCCCAGATTTCGATCAGTTCTGATGATTTTCAAGGAATTCTGGAATCCTTGGGGTATAGGCTAATCGATTGCGGAGATCATTGGCGTAGTGCAGCCGTTTATCGAGAAGGCGATAACCCCACAGCCTTGAAAATTTACAAGGATACAGGTGTGTGGATGGATTTCGTAGAGAACAAAGGCTCTAAACCCCTTGAAGCCCTCGTTAGATTAACAGTTAAAGACCCCCAGCGGTGTGCAGAGATTTTGGGGAGCAGCAATAACGTTGCGCCAGCAGTTTACAGGCCAAAACAAACTACCGAGATGGAGAAAATTTACCCCCCAGAGTCACTCGACAAGCTTTTTCCTAATTATAACTTTTATTTGGGTAGAAAAATTTCAGAGTCCACCCAAAAAGCTTTTCAGGCGGGATTAGCTGGGGTGGGTAAAATGTATAGAAGAACAGTTTTCCCTATATACAACGAATATCATCAAATTATAGGGTTTTCGGGGCGCAAGGTTGACGATAATAATAATTATCCCAAGTGGAAGCACATTGGCCGCAGAAACAACTGGGTCTACCCTGCGTTTAATAAACATATAGGAGTAAATGAAGAAATTGAATCAAAGGAAGAAGTGATTTTAGTTGAAAGCATCGGTGATGCAATGGCACTTTATGAACAAGGTATTAAAAATGTTTTGGTTATGTTTGGCTTATCCGTTAATAGCCATATTATTAACTATCTTAATAGTAAGTCTATCAATCGGATTTTTATCTCTACTAATAATGATTTCGATAGCGGCGAAAATAGAGGGCTGGTCGCAGCGATGAAAACTTTTATCAAGCTGTCCTCATATTTTGATCTAGAGAGATTATTTATAAAATTCCCCCCTAAACCATATAATGATTATGGTGACGCTCATCTAGATGGGTATGACCTTAATAAAAATTGGGTCGATAAAGAATATGATCAAGCTAAACAGCTAGAATATATCTGCAATTTTATTAAGAATAATACTTCCTGCTTCACTAAGAAAGAAATTAAGACCGCCTTAATGTTTAGTGATGCATAGCCCTCCCCAAACACCTTTATCTGCCAGTAGAATAAAGACCGCCCAGTCATGCGCTTGGCTTTATTGGTGCAAGTACAAATTAAAGCTTCCCGAGCGTAGTAATGATGGCGCGAGACGGGGTTCAATTTGCCATTTGATTTTTGAAGTATTGGGAGTCAAAAAAAGAAAGAAATACTACAACAAAATAATTAAATCCCAAGATGTGTTTTCGATTCCGCCTATTAAGAGGTTAATTTTGAAACATGCAGTTCGTGAAGGTGTGGATGACGAAGAGAACATCTCTTTAATTAAAGAGATGATTTATAATGGGCTGACTTATGATTTCTTTGGCGATGAAACAGGCAAGCCAACCGAAGAGTATTCTGAAAAAGATTTTGATATCGTCAAGGAAGATGGGCAGGTCGCTTACAAAATTAGAGGCTTCATAGATAAATTATTTCTTTATAAAAGGAAAAAATTAGCCATAATCAGAGACTTTAAAACCAGCAAGTCTGTATTTAAGGGTAAGGACGCAACCGATAACCTTCAAGACTTAATGTATAGTCTGGCGGTCAAGAATTTGTTTCCCGATTACGCGAAGCGCGTTAGCGAGTTTTTATTTCTTAAATTTGAGTTAGATGAAAACGTTAAAAACTCAGGTGTAGTTCGGATGAAGCCATTAGATGCTGACGATTTAATTGGGTTCGAGTTGCAGCTATCAGAAATACAGAAATATTTGGACAATTTCTCTATTAAGGAGGCAAAAAGTAACTTTGCGGCTCGGCAAGATTTTCCCAAAGACGGTTCATTTAGCGGAAGGCTTTTGTGTGGATTTGCCACAAAAAAGGGAGTT